TTAATAAAACTCTATACCCGTAATCTTCAATGAGTTCTGGCGCTTCCCTTTAATTCCTTTTACATATTCAAAATGAATGTTTTTGATTGCCATCTTTATGAATTCAGTTTTTAACTCATCTTCCATTAATTCCCAGCCGTTTAGCAATGAATACTTGAAATTTTTAATCTTCTCATAGTTAAAAGTCTTACCCTTATCATTATCCTTGCGCTTTTCATACTCATGTATTTCTTTGTCAATACGACTTATTATTGGAAAAGCTTCATCCTTATCCATCATACCTTCTATAAAAAGTGTTTGACATCTAGCGCGTTCTTTTCGCAACTTTTCAATATCGATGCCGACATCTTCTATTTCTTTAGGTTGGTTTTCGATTTTATATGATGTTAAATCAAATTGTTTTAGATAATTGTAAAATTGTTTTAAAACCTCGCCTTCGTCGATGTTACATGCATTTTTATTTTTAGTATTTTTGCAGTTAGAACAAAAGTATAGTTTAGAATACCAAACTTCTTTATTTTTAGGCGTATGCTTGACTGTGTTTAAAGTCAATTTCTGGTTACAGTTTGGACATAATAGTTTACTTCTGAAAATAGCGTTATGTTTTACGATTGTAGAGTTAGTTTTTTCACTTATCCTTAATTTTATTTCTTCGTATTCTTCTTCACTTATAATAGCTTCGTGGGTGTTTTCGACGAATATGTCACCGAAAACAAGATGACCTCTAGCTACCGGACTCGTTAGAGCATTGCCTATAACTGATCTGTGCCAGTTTTTACCTAAGGGTGCTTTGTATTTAGAGTTGTTCAATTTTATAGTTATTTCTCTTAAACTAGTACCTTTTTTCGCTTCTTCTACTGCAAATCGTAATACTTTTTTATATTCATTAGGCACAAATTTATCGTTTACTCTGTCGTAATAGAAAGGAGGGACAGTTTTAGCTAACCCTTTTCTAGCTGATGCGCGTCGACCCATTGCAGTACGCTCTTGAATTGTAGTACGCTCCCACTCTGCCATAGCACCTACTAATGTTACGAACAAACGTCCCATAGCAGAAGTTGTGTCATATACTTCTGTTGCGCTCCTAAACAACACGTTTTTATTCTCAAACAATTCTAGTATCTCTAGTAAGTCTTTAACACTTCGAGTTAATCGATCTAGTTTATAGACTAAAACCAAATCAAAATTATCTATTTCATTCAACATTTCTTGTAAAGCGGGTCTGTCTTTTTTAGCTCCGGAGTATCCAGCGTCAGTATATACTTTATGAATTTTCCAGTCGTTTATGTCGCTGTAAGCTCTTAATTTTCTTTCTTGTTCTTCGATAGAGTGTCCTTTTTCTTTTTGTTCAAGTGTACTCACTCTAGTATAAATTGCTACTTTCATGTGCTCCCTCCTCAAAATTGGCAAAAAATAATAAGGGTAGGCGGGCTACCCGAAATTTTATTGTTGAATCACTTCACTATTTTGACGTTTGAAATTGTCAAAATCATTTTGTGCTTTCTTCCATGAATTATAGTCTTGTCCGTCTTGTACTGCCCATGAACCACCTATGCCGGCAGTATGTCCACCATTCTGACGTTTGTTTTCTTCTGTTGCTCTTTTAGCTTCTTGATAAGCGTTATAAGATGTGTCGCTTGAAAACTCATCTTTTACTGGCGCATTGTTGTTTTTATTAGAAGTGGGATTATTTTGTGTTTGATTTTTATTTGAATTAGAAGCACTTTGCTTATTTTCATCACTTTGTTCTTCGGCACTCGAAACTTTATCACTATCATCTTGTGATTCTTCTTTAGTAGTAGGATTGTCGAAATCTTCCATAACTGAATAATCTACTGTTTTTAATTTACTGATATCAATTTTTTTAGTACCTAATTTTTTGTCTTCACTACCTTTTGTAGCGTGCAAAGTAACTTCATTGTCATTTTGGAGTTGGTAAGTTACAAGACCTTTAGCGGTTCCGCCTTTTTTAATTTTATCGAAACTATGTTTGTTCCATTCTCCAAGTTTGCCAGTGTTTGGCGTAATATCCATTTCTAATTTATTAACGGTATCTTTACTATCTTGAGTAGCACTCATAGATGCAATCCAAACATTAGTTGAAGTTATTTTGTCGTCATCAACTTTACTTTTAACCTCATATTTAAATGCGATAAGCTTCTTTTTACTCTTTTTGTTATCCTTATCATTAATTAAAAATACATCTTTAATTTTTAAGACTGCTTGATCTAAAACTAATGTGTCGTTTTTAAATTGCGCTTTATTTTCATCTACAGAAGTTTTTGAGTCATTACTTTCTTTTTTGTTTCCATCACTACCACATGCGCCTAACACCAACGTACTTGCTAATACTAAACCTAATAATCTTCTCATTGTTCATTTCTCCTTTGTTTATATATCTTTATATTTAAATACTCTTAATGGTTCGAATGTTATTGAGTATTCTCCATAGTTAGTTCCAATACCATAAATCTTTTTATAATGTTCGAGTGCTTCTTTTATGTAACTTTCGCTTAACTGAAGATATTCGGACAATTCGTATAAATTACGAACTCCGTAATTATAAGCTTCTATAATTTCACGTAACGGAACAGCGGAAATAAAACCGTGGCGTCTCGCATAATTTTCGAATTTTCGATTATTAAATTTTGATTGATCTAAAATGTTACCGTATGTCAACTTGTGGTGTGCAAGTTCCTCATATAAAACTTCAGCTTTACGTCTTTCTGATAAATTCTTATTAATCAAAATTACTCCATTATCATAGAACCCCTCGAAATTACCTAAAGACTTCCTGTCATCAATTGGAATTTCTTTGTTTTCAATAACCATCTTTTCGTATAAATACATAAAATTACCCCTTACTGATTTCGATGTGCTTTTCTTACTAACTCTGCATACTTTCTGATTTCAATCAATTCTTCTTCTGTAAAATCCCCGTCTAAGTGTGCAGCGATAGTATCTTGTTTTGTAGATTCTTCACGTTCAGCAAATCCTAATAAATATTCTGTTTTTATTCCAAGTACTTTCGCAAAATCTTCGGCACGATTTAAAGGGAACTCTCTAGTTAAATTTAAATATCTTGATACCGCTGATTTTGCTACACCGACACGACGAGCTAATTCACTTAGTGACATATTTTGTTCTTTCATAGATGTTTTAATTATTGTGATTATTTCATCATTAGTTCTCATTTCTTGTATCTCCTGAATTGAATATTTGTTCTTATTTGTGAACAATTTGATTATAGCATCGTTCCCGAAAGAATACAATATATAAGAAAGAAAAAACTTTTTGAATTTTTTTTAGTTAAAAGTGTTGACGAATGAGAACGAGAGTGTTAAATTGTATTTAGTTCTCAAACGAGAACGGCAGGAGGTGTAAACGTGGTACTAAATTTAAAAAGATTGAGAGCAGAAAGAATAGCTTGTGGTATTACACAAGATGAAATGGCTCACAAAATGGGGTGGAAAACAAGAACACCTTATGCAAAGAGGGAAAATGGGATAGTAGATATTGGAGCGAATGAATTTATTAAAATGGCAAAAATATTAGGTTATGAAACAAATAATTTAGATATTTTTTTTACCAATAACGTTCCCGAAAAAGAACAATAAACAAACTGAAGGAGGAAACTCAAATGCAAGCATTACAAACAAAATCGAACATCGGCGAAATGTTCAACATACAAGAAAAAGAAAATGGAGAAATCGCAATCAGCGGTCGAGAACTTCATCAAGCATTAGAAGTTAAGACAAGATATAACGATTGGTTTGAAAGAATGATTAATTATGGCTTTGAAGAAAAAATTGATTATACAGCTCTTACTCAAAAAAGAGTAACAGCTCAAGGTAACGCTATTAATTATTTAGACCACGCACTAACACTAGACACTGCAAAAGAAATCGCAATGATTCAACGTAGTGAACCCGGTAAACGTGCAAGACAATATTTCATCCAAGTTGAAAAAGCATGGAACAGTCCAGAAATGATTATGCAACGTGCTTTAAAAATTGCTAACAACACAATCAATCAATTAGAAACAAAGATTGAACGTGATAAACCAAAAATTGTATTTGCAGATGCAGTAGCTACTACTAAGACATCAATTTTAGTTGGAGAGTTAGCAAAGATCATTAAACAAAACGGTATAAACATCGGGCAACGCAGATTGTTTGAGTGGTTACGTCAAAACGGATTCCTTATTAAACGCAAGGGTGTGGATTATAACATGCCTACACAGTATTCAATGGAACGTGAGTTATTCGAAATTAAAGAAACATCAATCACACATTCGGACGGTCACACATCAATTAGTAAGACGCCAAAAGTAACAGGCAAAGGACAACAATACTTTGTTAATAAGTTTTTAGGAGAAAAATAAAAATCTTAATAGGAGGAATTATCAATGAACACACTATACAAAACAACCCTCCTCATCACAATGGCAGTTGTGACGTGGAAGGTTGTAAAGATTGAGAAAAACACAAGATTTAAACTTAGAAATTTTGATTATCCAAAAATTAATAATGCTCAGAGCAAATCATTGTTGGATATTGCTAGTCACGATCTAAAAGATATTTAACTGTATTCAAAATTTTCATATCTTGTTGAGCTTTTAAGCTTTCGTATAAAGCTATTGAATAAATAATTTCGTAAGATACGTTTTCAGGAGCATCTTCTTTCAACTTATTTATTCTATCTCTAAAAAAGTCACTGTCACCACCGAATTCTTTTTCGGCTTGATTACTAAGTTCACCAAAGAAATTTTGAAAATCATTAAATTCCATACTTATCACCTCCTTTCACTAGGAGATAACTAAATTATACACGAAAGGAATGGTAGAAGTGCCACCACACATTCAACAAATGTTATACGAAATCCAGTTAAAAGCTGGTATACCTCAAAAATTAATGGAAATGCAAGGTTTGATAAACGATGAAACAACCAAAGAGGAGAAAAAAGAAAATGAGTGACACATATAAAAGCTATCTATTAGCAGTATTATGCTTCACAGTCTTAGCAATTGTACTCATGCCGTTTCTATACTTCACTACAGCGTGGTCAATTGCAGGATTCGCAAGTATAGGGACATTCATATTTTATAAAGAATACTTTTATGGGGTGGATGATTAAATGACTTGGTTTGAAGAATACGTTAAACCTAGTGTGGAATGGGAAAGAAAGGCAGAACAAGCTGTTTTAAGTGATGATGAAGTTAAAACGATCACTGAATATAGAAAGAAGTACAACAACCCGCATATTTACATGTCGGCTCAGAACAGAAATTATCTTGTTGAATATTTAGATAGACATACTGGAGACATAGTATTACACAATTTAAAACTTAAGAAATCATCCAGAAGAAGAGTGCATCAATATTTAATGGTCGGCCAAATAGTAGTGCCGGGCGAACCAAAAGGCACAATTTATGAAGCATCTCTGATAATAAGATAAAAAAACTGCTACTTGCGCCAACAAGTAACAGAGACAAACGATTAGCAAAATTAATTCACGTTCAATATAAAACGAAAAACGGAGGAAGTCAAGATGTATTACGAAATAGGCGATGTATGTCAGAAGGTAATTAATGTAGACGGATTTGATTTTAAATTAGCAGTTAAGAAGAAGGACCACAGCATTCTGGTGAATATCTTAGATTTAGAAGATAAGTTTATCGACGGCATAAACATAACTAATGAGAACGATCTATACACAGCATTAGACATATTAAATCAATCTATTTACGAATGGATTGAAGAAAACGCAGATGATTATGACAGACTAATTAACTTAGTCATGAAATGGTAGGTATAAGCATGAGAGATACAGAAAGAAATATATTGAATATTTTTAAGACGTTATTCGACGAATATACTTTGTCAAACCAACGAGCATTATTGGAAATTGAACGTAATCATCACGGATACTTATCGATTAATTTC